GGCCTATCGGCCTTTTCTATTGGTGATCTTATCTAATAATTTATTGAATCTATACAGATCTTATTATATAATTCTGTATCTCTTTAGTTATTTAGATAGGCCCCTTTTTTGCCTCTATAACCGACCTTAAATAATTTTAATTATTTATTGTATGATTGACACACGGATTTTCTTATGGAATGTTTTGTTTTGTTTTTGTACGTCCTTACGGAATGCATTACGCGTAATTTAATGGTACGTTAGTTTTGTTGCACGTTTGGATGTTGGTTGATTTGTTATGAAGACTAGACGTGACGGTATTAGTTTTAATATATTGATGGCGATTCTGCCACATGTAAATTGACGCATGTGGGTCACACGCTATGTAAACTCTTTCGGCGGATATATATTAAAATTAGTAATGGGACCTCTTCGATTGTAACGAATGTGTGTTTGTAACCCCCTGCAAACAAGGTGTTGCTTTATATAACCCGTATAAAGTATTGGGGTCGAAGTCATACTATGACTTAGGGTTAGGGAAACCTTTAATTGGGTGGCAGTCGGTATATACGTGTTGTTGCGTTTTATATTAGACTCGTCATTTTGGTTATTGATCATTCCCGCCGTTTAGCGGAAAGTTGGACCTAACACGGGGTCCTGCCTAAGTTGTTGTCATGTTTAAATCCTTAATTGGTATCATGGCACGCTCCGGTAGCTAAACGTAGTGGTAACCCCCACATGGATTGTAATTTTGAAACAACAAATTCTATTATTAACATTTCGAAACCTATGTCGACGTACGAGATCATGGAAAGCTGTGCTGGTGCCTTACTTTCTAAACTCGAAATATCTAACGTCGGAGCTTCAACTATGAGACAACTATTAGATCTGTCCTTTGAAGTTATTCAAGAAAGGTTTCCTTTGTGGTTGCCCGAATCGAAAGAACACTGTTCTATAACATTGCTTTGTCATACATTGCTTACACGTATGCACGTATATCGTGGTGTTTGGTTTGTTGGTATTGAGAGTCCGGAGGGATCTATATGTCGTTGTACTTTAGGGTGCGACGATAGATGGATTTCTACGCTCGGAGATATCAATAAATTGGCCTTCGAATATACTGATTACATGGATTCGATGTTGATGGGTCGATGTGTTACTACTTCTGTTCTTAATGGTTTGTTGACTGTTGGTGCTATTTTCTTTGATCGCAAATTTTCAACCGATTTTCCTTGGTACTATACTATTTCTCATTTGTTATTATGTCAATATTTAACTAGACGTCTCAAGCGTTTAGCTGGTGTTCTCGTAATTTCAGATTTAATTACAAATGGTAACGAGGATGATCTTACTTTGTTCGAACCTGAAATATCCTGTCTTGGAATTTTTACAACTTATAAGAAAAGTGATTTTCTTAGAGCTACTGAAAATTTTAAGGCGGTTGATAATTTCGCTAAACAAGTTGAATTATTTGCTGCTAATCAATTTGCACGTCACAAACATGGCCGGTATATTTATGATGTATTGTTCGCTCAATACTTTCATATGAACAAACACTCTACCACAACTTATAGTGAGATGTTCGACCCGCTTAACGAAGATTTCTTCTCTTTCAGTGTTAAAGTTGAAAGATGTATGAGATTTATTGGTATGCCTCTCGAATTGAAACGTAAGGTTGGAAGTGAAATTATTGCCGGTATGCAAGGTGAAGTCGTTATTGAAGGTGATTGCCATCATTCTGATATGGTTGAAAAATTATTTCAGAATCCTGCTGATGAAACATTTGATTTGATTTTTGCGAAGAAATTAAACGAATCTGCCTTTTTAAGTGATGATGTGCATCAACGTATGCACCGAAACTTATATCCTTATAATGTCGCTTTTAGCGCTGGCCGTTATCAAGTTGATTGGAATGACTGTGAAGGTCTTCATGACATTTTCAGTTATTTTATTAACAATATAATTGTTGGCTATGGAAACGTTAGTTATGATGAATTAAGAAAACTATCTTTCGAAGCTTTTACTCGACGTAACACGCATCTTTTATCACAAGGTTTTTATTTTATTTTAGAAATCTTGTTAAATCGTGCTGTTATGAAGAAGCGAGAAGTTTGTCGTAAAGATCCTATCACACTTGAAAAGTTGACTGAAGCAATGGAAGCTGTTAATAACGATTGGGAAATAAACATGTTTTCTGGCAGTGATGTTAAGAGAGCATGTTCGGCTACAATGGATATGGCTACAAAAACTACAGATACTGTAACAAATTTCGTAACGGGGCGTTTAGACGCCACGACTGTGAAAGTTGGTGCTTTAACTGATATGGCTGGAGACTTCATTGAGGGAACTTTTAAAAAGACATGTGAGAATGTAGATAAATTTCTCGAGCATAGTTCGTTGGTAACGAACAATATTCGAGCTGATTTAGATTCATTTAAGCAATCTTTTGAGAGTTTCCTCTCTGGATTTTCTTCGCAATTTGGTTTTTGTGAAGTTGCTCTGCAATTGGGTAAGTTATTTTCGTTTTTTTACTTAGCGAGTGATCCTAGTAATCAAACTTTCGGAAAGCTGATGGCTTTAACGACATTGATTGTGCCAGTGGGACTGACACATGTTGGCGATTTCGCCAACAGTCTGACACGAGCTGTACAAGGCGTCATTGGTCGTTTTTATCCTAAGCTTTCTGATAAGAAGGTATCTTATTCTGTTGTAGATGGGGTCCGAATAATTGATAATGGTCCATCTGATATGGTCAGTAATGCGAATGATGGTGAAGGGTGTGATGCGAACGCATCTATCTTCACGGCGTTGTATTCATTGATTAAATTTAATGTGTGTGGAATGTTTCGCGATGTTCCTCCAGAGCAAGTTAAATCAATGCAATTAAATGCTTCTAAAATCTCATTACTGAATACTACTCTTCGTGGTGTAAAGACTCTGCTTGAATTCTTTACTAAGGCGAGTAAGCTCATTATGGAGTTTGTTGGTAATCAAATACTCAAATTCTATGGTGTACTTCCTTGTTTTATGAAAGATGAAACCTTGGCTAATATGATTAATGAATTCGTCGATGCTAAAATCAATGGTACATTTGATAAGTGTAAAGTTGCAGTGAGTGAAGCTATGATCGTAAAGTCTCTCCGAGAGAGAGCTATACGTGTTGAAGCTAAACTTAATGCAGCTCATGCTGATTCAAATGTATTTAAACGATTGTCTGTGTTGCCGTACATTAGTTATATGGTTAAAGTTTTGGATGAAACGTGGTCTCGTGTTCCTCCTCAGTTACAAGATAACGCAAATAAAGGTCGTCCTCGACCGTTTAGTTTGTGGTTACATGGAAGACCCGGAGTAGGAAAATCTTCAATTGTACAACCGTACATATTGAATGAAATTCTGAAAGGGTGTGGCTTGTTAACTGAGTTTGATGATCCTGATAATGTTTCGTTCTTTCGAGATTTGGGTGCCGAGTACTGGGAAGGGTACAATGGTCAATTGGCTTTGCAATGGAATGATGGTTTTCAAACTGTTGCAGATGAACAATATTTGAACAAAGCCATTCGTGAATACACAGCAATTAATGATGATATAGTCTATCCTTTAAACATGGCGTTTGGAGATAAAGGTAGAGCCTATTTCACATCGAAAGTTGTTATCATGAATGCGCAGAGTGATATTATTGGTGCTGATTGGATCAAAAGTAAAACGTGGTCTCAAGGACAACACATCTATAGGCGAAGACATGTCGTTGCAGAACTTGTTCTCAATGATAAGTATTTGACTAAAGGTGGTATTGGAATTGATCATGATTTACGTCGGTCGGAAATGGTACGTGATGGTGGTATTGGTGATCCAAAAGATCCTCTTTTTCCTAAGGACATGTATGCGATCCGTATTACAGACCCACTTAATGGAAATGAACTCCATTATTTGAGTTTTGAAGACGGTGTTTCATATATTGTCACGAAAGCGAAAGAGGTGATTGGTGGTGGTGAAAGTTTGAAGAAGCGTTTGGTTAATTCTATGAAAACTGGATGGAATACTCCTGTTGCTGATTTTGATGTGAAGAATACGACAAAGTCTAACATCAAATATAATCCGCAACAGAATATTTCTGTTCAGCCTCGTAGGAGACACCAAAATACGACTATGCAGACTCATGCAAATGAGGATGATAACGTATCAACCGCTTCATCAGATTTTGGTTATGGAAATCCTTTTGGGACTCCTGATGCTGCTGATGGTGATTTGCAGCCAACTACACAACTCTGTAGCTGCTCTGATATGTATAAGGGATTAGCCGAGCAAGGAATGATTGATAGGCATTTTTTAGTGCATTTTCGAAATTTCTTTGATCGTGTTCATCCTGTGTGCTTTCAGAAGGCTTCAGCGATGTGGATTTGGATTCAAGATCATCTTGGCATGATTGGGAATCATGGAAGGACGGTACCGCGTTGGGATTGGAATGATTGGAGACGTGAAGCTTTGGGAGCTGTTTCTCGCTATGTTAAATGGATGGAGGAATCGCTTGCTAAAATACCGAACTGGGCTTTATATTCTGCTATTCTTGCTGCTGTTGGGTTAGCATCGTTTGGGTTGTATAAATGGTATACAAACAGACAGATGGAACCTAACACGTCGGAAGGTGATGTTAAAGCTAAAAACCGTAGATTCATTCGGCAACGAAGGAATGGGACGGATGAGTTGGTAACGAACGACTACAATCAATCTAATATGGATGTGGAAAATCAAATACTTCATCATTTCTTCATCATCAGTGGGGAGGTCGTTGTTAACGATAAACCTGTTGATGTTGGAATGACTGGAAGTGGATTGTGTCTTGGTGGCGATGTTTTTGTTATGCCGCGACATTACTGGCATAGGTATACTCAGTATCGAGAGCTCTATGAGAAGGAGAAATCTGAGTTTTACCTTGTTTTGCAATGGTCGCGTCGTGATAAAACCAAAGTTTACTTTGATGCAATTGAAACGCTTGAACTTGATTACAATCACTGTTCTGATCTTGTATATATGCGTATTAAAAATGTTGGGAACATGACAAATATTTCCAAATTTTTCGTACGAGTTACAGATGATGCAAACTTACATGGTTCGTATCTTTTTGGCCCGCGGACGCGGGAGCAAAATAATGCTGACCTTTTGTTCACTGTAACGACGATACCTGTTTCGAAAGTTAAGGTGTCGAGCATATCATACAATTCAAAACAAGTTGTGGATCGAGTTCATGGTAATGCTGTGAATGGACGTACATATGAAGTGCCTCGAGCTTATGTGTACTGGGATTCGATTGCTACTGTTGGTGATTGTGGAATGGTGTTGATGCATCAAGATTCTAAAACTGATTGTCGTAAGTGCATTGGTATTCACACTGCTGGCTCGGAAAGTACAAAACGAGGGGCTGCTGCAATGATATTCTATGAAGATTTACAAGAAGTGTTCAATCACTTCGGTCGATCAGATAAGATTATTACTGCAGAGGTTCCCGAGATGCCTACTTCCGAGATAGAAGAGTCGAATTTATCAAAGCATCTGATTGCAAATGGTTTTGAAATTGTTGGTGGTGCTGGAATGACAACAAATCCTGTCTCAAAGAAATCGCGAAAAGTGAAGGTTGTTCTCCCTCGGGAGAGTAAAATTCAAAAATCGTTGGTTTTTGATAAGATGGAACGAGATTTTGGGCCTCATAAGACTGAACCTGCTGTGCTTGGACCGTATAAGGAGGATGATATTGTAAAATATCCTTTTCTTGATTCAGTTCAAAAGCTTAGCGCGTATAGTCAAATGGTGCCGCAAAAAGAGTATGATGTTGTTGTTGATCATATCTGTGAAACGATAAATTCTTGGCCGTCGTTGTACAACGATGGGGATGCTAGAGTTTTGACAGATTATGAAATGGTGAATGGCTATGGACCGTTGAAGGCGATTGACATGACTACCTCGCCTGGATTTCCCTATACACAATGGGGAATGACTAAACGTGATTTGTTCACATATCATGAAGTTGATGGTAAAGGTTACTATCTTATGGGTGACTTGTTGAAAAAACGAGTTGCGGAGTTCGAAGCCAAATGTTTGGAAGGTATTGTTCCTGAAGGATATGTTTTTGATTCATTGAAAGATGAAACGAGACCTATCAAGAAGAAAACAAAACCACGAATATTTGAGGTTTGTCCTCTGGAGCATTTGTTGCTCATGAGAAAGTACTTTGGCTATTGGGTTTGTCATATGTATACTACATACATTGAAGGTGAATGTAGTGTAGGAATAAATGCGAATAGTCGGGAGTGGACGGAAAAAGTGCTGTTCATGTTAGAAGTATCGAACTGGTTTCTTAATGGTGATTACAAATGGTATGACTCGTCCTTATCTTTTCAGATATGTACGAGTATTATACCCGTTGTGAATACTTTTTATAGAGATCAGTACGGTATTATTCGAAACGTGTTGGTCAGGTTTGCTATACATACCTTCCATATTATGGGAGAATTGATAGTGTTGATACGACAAGGAAATCCTTCCGGGTGGTTTTTAACAACATTGATTAATGTTATAGCAAACATGTTCTTCTTACGTTGGAGCTACTATAAACTGGTAGATAATGACTTATCTAAGTTTTTAGAGCGCGTAAGAGCCGCACTTTATGGTGATGACAACTGGGCTGCCGTGGCTGAAATTATTGCTTCTATGTATAATATGATTACAGTATCGAAAATTCTTTCGACTATTGGAGTCACATATACATCCGCATCAAAAGAGGAGATCGTTAAACCTTTATACACACTCGATGAGTGTTCATATTTGAAGCGATCTTTCTATTTTGATACGCCAACTGGGTTATATTTAGCTCGATTGGATTATGAAGTGATAATGGAGATTGCGCGTTGGAGTGAAGGTGATCCTACCGACATGCGCAATCAAATGAATCGATTTAATGCAACATTGTACGAATTGACGAATTGGGGTGAAGAAAAATTCACGTACGTTCGTACTTTTTTCGCTGACTACGTAAGGTCTTTGCAGCAGGAGGGATATTCTGTTAGCCAAAATCAATTATTTTCTTATAATTGGTGTAAAGCTAACATGTATCCCGAATACTATCCAAAGCCTTTAGGTTGTCCCGAAGAATTTAGTGTTGACAGAAGTTGCTTAGCTGAAGCTTATGCAATGGATTGGTTCACAAATGGAAACGAAGCAAAACCAATTGAACGGGTGCCGGTGGAAACCGAAGCGGACGATTGGATTTGCAACATGAATGAAACTGTACAGTCTGGTGTGTTTTATTGGTTCATAGGCGTGATCATGACCATGATCAGTATGATACTAATACGCATTAGGCGGTGGGCGCATTCGGAAAGGGA